CTCCTGTACAATACCAAAGAAAGCATTAGATAATGGCATAGGTTGTATTGGAGTAGGATTTTCAAATCCAGGCTTCTTAGGAAGCAGCGCACCAGGAGCGGAGGAGTAATCTTCCCAGTAACTAGTGTTTATAGAACCTTCTTCATATAACCACCTTAAACTACTTCCCAAAGAAGCATTGTGTACAAGTAGTTGGTGTGACTTATTCATTTCCTGCTGCTTTCCTATAAGTGGTGCAACTGCAGAAATAGGATAAGGAGTACCAGTCCATTTAAAATGAAAAGGAACTATAGGATATTCTGTAACCCCATCATACATAACATATTCCTTTATCATCTTATCGCCAGCAACACATACCTGCTTTATCCTATCTGAAAAGAAAGAAATCTGATCTGTTATCATTGATGCAAATTGTTCATTTTTCTTTAATACGTTAAATTCCTTCTGGGTAACTATTTGATTTTCTATAACAGTACTTAATTCTTGTATTTTACTTTGTAGTTCCTGTTTCCTGGATTCAAGTTCCTGCTGTTGTTGTTCTTGAACTTTCTGTATCTCTAATTGAAATCTTTCTTGAAGCATTTCACCAGCCTCAACAGCTTTTTGCATTTCTTGAGCTTGTTCCTTTAATGTCACTTGCTGTTCTTGTTGTAGTTTTTGAAGTTCTTCAGCAGCCATCTGTTGGTGCTGTCTAACCCGATCTCGATCAATTGGAACCTGATAAAATACATTAACATATTTAACTTTTACTTTTTCCCATATCTCAAAATATTCCATTAAAGGATCATTTTCACCTTCTGTATTCATAGCATCAACTATATCCTGGTAGCCAAAATCTTTCTGCTCTCCATCTATTGCCCTCTCAGAATAATCAAATTCAGTACCAGTGTATTCTGCCGCACTATTTATTAAAGACTTTTTATCAGGATATAATTTTAATAAATGAGATTTAGGTAATATTTTCCTTACCATTATAAATGCTGCATCTCTAAATAACATATCTCTACTTTTAGGATCAACATAAATATCAAATGGTTCTGGCTGATGCAATACAAGCTCTCCCTGGCCATTATCCATATTCTTATCAGTAGATACCATCATAAATCCCATACTTTTAGTTATGGTATCATTTATACAATTTGCATAAAGTGCAGGACCATCTGAAAGATGCCATATATAATCTGCCATATCTGAAAATACTGAAGCAATATCTGAATCAGAGCCTTCGGCTCCGACGGCCATCCATCTTGGCTGTTTAGCTGTAGCGTAATAATTGAGCATATCAACAACTGGGGATATTCTATTTATCGTAAATGTAGGCATCCCTTGAGATTCAAGAGCTCTTTTTTCAGCTTCAGTTAATTGATTATCATTAGAAAAGTCGTATCCTTTCTGATTAACCTTCTGCCACTGTACTCTCTGCGCGTTGTTGGCTCTCGTAAATACGTTTCTTATTTGTTCTGCTTTTGTCTTCTTGCTTGGCATTTTTACACTCCTCTAAAGGTAAATGTTTGTGATCCACGTCACATATCTCTGGACAGGCGTAGTTTCCTTGAGGGCATTCATCCGTAATGTAATCTCCATACCTATTAATCCCTAAAAATACTAATCCAAATAATATGTTTAGTAGCTGTGTAATTCATCTGACTCATGCGGTTACCCAACTCTTCGCTTTTGGCTTCCTTACTGTGTAACGGCCTTTCTTATCTTTTTCCAAATCTGTCGCAGGATATGCGAACTTGCAAGCATAAGCAAGTGCATCAATAGTATCATCATGCGCCATCCTTGGACCAAACGTGATAATTTCTCTTTGTAAATCATAATGTGTTTTCTTTAAATGAATTTGACCTACTGCAAATCTTTGGGCCAAGATACCCTGTATCCTGTCCCTCTTACTCATTCGTGTTCCTGGTTTCTCCTCTTTGAACGCTACGCTAAAATCATTTCTCCTCATCATCTCAGCCCTTATCGCCTGGAAGACTGGTTTAGACATAGTAGTGTCTTCAATTGTAAATAAAGTTGGACGATAGCTGTCATTAATACGGAAGATGTGATCGACAATGCCTTTTTTATCGGAACCTGGAATACCGAGAACAGGTATAGAACGAGCCCGCATGATATCGAGAATATAAACATTGTTGTCCATATCACAACCGATAGTAAGTATAACACTATAGTCAGCATCCCTACGAACAGAGTCTGTAGCAGGGTCAACGCCTGAGAAAACTGTAACTGGCTTAAGCTCTCCATCAATTACTACTGCTGATATTCCAGTATTTTCATCATAAATAAACTCTCCATCCCAAAACTTAATATGTTCTCTACTGAAGATAGAGTGTTCTTCACTCTGAACTTCCATCATATATTCCTGATAGAACTTTTGAGGAGTCCCACTATCAGTATAGAACTTTTTCTTTCGCTCCATTTCTTCAGCACCAAACCAATCAGGCCAAAGAGGGGTACCATCTTTTTGAACAGCCTTATAAGTAATGACAGTCCAACTGAAATCCTCTTTCTCTTTTTGAGACTGCTCATATCCTACAAGGATCTTCTGAATAAATGCATCGTAATGCACAGGTGTACCATTTATACGCAATCGCCCTGTTTTTGGTTCTAACGCAGGGAACACAACTGCTGTAACAAGGTTTGAAATCTTAGACCTGGATTCGGGAGTAACAGTATTATTCTCATCTTCAAAGTCATCCAGAACTATTAGGTCATACCTTTTATGTAGTTTAGCACCACCTCTAATACCTGATAGGTTGGACTTGGATATTAGCTTAGATCCATTCTTAAGTTCAATATCATCTTCAGTCCATTTTCGGCCTTTTAAATCTCCGAAGTAATATCTCACCTTTTCATTATATTCTAAATGGTACTTGATATAATCAAGATTTGGTACTGATATTTTCGAACTTGCAGCGACCCACCCATAAAACAAAGGTTCCTTCGTAAAGCAGAAGTCATGCATTATTGAGCACTTAGTAAGAACAGTCTTACCGTGACCCCTTGGAAGTATAACCGCTAATTGTCTTATATCAAGATCATTAACTGCATCTGCTACTTCGTAATGAAAGAATGGAGTTTCGGACCTCATAAAATCATCTGGTAAGAAAAGCTTTCCAAATGCAATAAGGTCTTTTTCAGCTAAAAGTAAAGCCTGCTCCTCTTTCGATACGTTATGGAGATTTATATTCGCCACACTAGTGTAATATATATGTCAAGCATTATCTGAAAACAAGTCAAATTAATTTTATGGTAGATCTGATCCATCATAGTCACAGTCACCGTAATCCATAACCATTCCTGTGCCACTTATGTATTGCAAGCAGTGTGCCACTCCTGTTGCCTTAAAGGAACTCGCTGGAGCTCTATTTAAAAAACCAGTTGTTGTATCACCAGGCGTTCCATTCATATCCCACCAGTTTGATAAATTAGCTACCCTACTATGCTGTGATAGGTCGCCTGGTGATCCTGAATTATACAATTCAGTTACTTCTGCATCAGTCATACCATGATTCCAGGTGGAAATATTATCTAGAAGAGATGGATAACCAGTGTTGCCACTCCAATAGCACATAGTTCCAACATATTCATAGTCAGTTCCAAATTGAGTGTATACAGAACTTCCATCCCAAGCCATCGTATCTATATTTGTCATTGCAGTCCCAGGATATCCACCCAAAACAGAATTAGGATCTTCTATGCCATCAAAAAATAGGAACATCTCAGAAGTATTATTTGGCGTATCCCTTCTCATAATAACAGTACACATTACCCAGTTTGGATTTGCTGAATTAGGAAAACCACCCATTGGTATACTACCTCTTATTTTAGTATTCATAAACTCGTCCCACTGATTCCCACTATGAGCATTACCATAACTTGTGGAGGCATGCATTTCAAAACTAGTTCCATTACCTACAACCTCTGAATCTTCCATTGACATGAGTATATTGTTTGTGGTGGTAAAGTTTCCAGTCAACGGATCTCTCCAAACACCTTTAAAACGATGTTTATTATTAATACAGTCTGGCCATTTTATCCAGAAATTATAAGTCCATCCATGTGGTGTAGGTTCAGAAGTAAGATTGTGATCAAAAAGACCATTACCTATAATAGTCCCCCAAGATGATCCATAATTCCCCCAATAATATGGGTCTCCTCCATCTATATTCCAATATCTACTGTTATTGTAATTAGGAGAACCAGAGTTCTGTCTAAAGGCAGTAGTATTACTCCATGCTGCCGCATCAGTAGTTACATTTTCTGAAGGTGTCCAGCCCCCTATATTACCAGCATTATCCTTAGTTCTGCATCTATATGTATATTGTGTGGCCGCAGTTAAGCCAGTATCAATATATATTGGAGATAATTGCCAGCCACTACTATTTCCACCACCAGTTGTCTCTTCAAATTCGTACGATACAGGATTTGATGGATATGCATCTGCTGCTGTTGTTGATTCCATTGATATTGAAGTCGTTCCTGCAGCAGTGGGCACAACAGACCAAACATTAGGATCAGGACTTGGAGGTGCTATATCTGGAGCCCCTTGCGTTGTTGCGTGTGCGTCGACTGATACAGTTCCTAGATTTAATAGAGAATCACGCATTTGCACATTGTAAGTATATTGTGTAGCTGTTTGTAAACCAGTATCAGCATAATAATTACTAGTCTGCCAATTGCTATCTGTAGCTCCTGAATTGCCTGATGTTTCTCTAAATTTATATTCAATAGGGTTAGATGCATCAGTTCCTACGGTTGCATACATTTGTATTTCAGTATGACTTACTGCATATGGTGCCGTATACCATTCTGCAGGATTTGGTATAGGAGGAGTTACATCTACTGCAGCATCTACACCTGCCATTGCCATAAAAACATTTAGTTCAGAAGAACCTGCTGCATAATTGGTATCTCTCACAAAAATAGAATCTGCAATAGGGGCAGAATTTAATGGTACCACCATTGCTTCCCCAATTTTTAAAGTCCTCAATTTCACAGTAGAGCCAACCCTTACCTCTAATTCATCTGATGCTCCTATACCACTTACAACCTTTATATAGCAGAAACATACATTAACAGTTAGGTGTAATCCGTCTATTGTAAGCGTAGCACCATCATAACAGGCGGCATCCTTTATAGTCGTCCATGCAGCGCCTGTATCGACAACTCCATCATAAGTACAGGCAGAATTTCCATCATAAACAAGTTGTAATGCTCCTGATTGAGACCTTCCAAGATTCTTATCTGCTGCATTTTCAGTATACGTAATAGGACCTACTGTACTGGTAGTATCTGCTGATGCTTTAAATTTACCACTTACTGTTAACTTATTTGCCATTAGGCCCCTATCATTGTTACTTTAATTTTAGTTTCATTTATACCATTGCTATAAGCATGTGCTGCACATCCGCCCGTATCTCCTATAGCAACCTCATTGAATGGTATAGTCATAGATTCTCCAACAGCAAGCGGTCTCATATCTTGACCAGATGAAAGATTCCCAACTTTAATACTTAGCTTTCCAACAGATCCAATTTGAGATATAACCTGAAAGGATACAAAGAGAACATCTCCAGTTATATGGCTTCCAACCTGTTCTAAATCAGAGGAACGAAATGCAGCAGCCTGGTAATTACTTCCAGAAGGTAGAGAGGTTGTATCAATTACCCCAGTATACGATACACTCTTTGTGCCATCATATTCACCACCAAGACTACCACCTTGACCCCCAGCAAGATTCCTATCTGGTTTTGAATCTGGGTACATTTTACCATTTATTAGGCCAGTAGTAGTGTCGACCTGTGCTTTAAATTTGCTTGTTATGCTATATATATCTGCCATACTAAGCTCCTATTAATGCAACTGTGCACTGTATTTCATCTATTCCATTATCATAATATTTTGCATTCAGCTCTATTTCATCAATTCCTTGTGTGGTATGATCAAAGAAAAGCTGACACGCCTGTCCTGGAGTAAGCATAGCCATTGATGTAGTACCACAGACAACCTCTATATGATTATCAACTTGTCCAATAAGCTGCCCAGCCTTTACGAAAAGTACTTGTATTTCGTCAGTAGCAGCTGGTTCTGTTCCTATCCTATCATAGCCTGACTCCCAGAAACCTTCTGATACTATGGGTACTGTACCTGTTGTCACCTTACAAACACCTTTAGTGAGGCTAGCCAGAGCTTCATCATAAGTATCTGTTATAAGTCCCGTATTGGATGATACAACTTGATCCAGAGCACTTTCAGTATATACTTGATTTGCAACTGTACTCGAGGTATCTAGTGTGGCTTTATATGAGGAACTTACTATTAGTGTATTAGCCATTATTTTCTCCTAATTCTGGTCTTGCGACCTCTTCTAGTTTATTTTCACCAAACCCTCTAAATACTGCTCCAGCAATCTGTGTTATCTTGGTTTGGTTCTTATCTTCGAGATCCAGGATGTCAGCCAGTTTGAACAACGCCTTAAGTTTCGTATCATCTTTTTCGGCTGTATCTGCGATCGTTTTGATCCTTTCCAAAGCGTATTTGTCATCTATTCCTAGCTCCTCGCATACTGGTTTTAATTCTTCTTTCATAGTTGTTTTTATCCTTTCTGTCTTCATAAGCCTTGCAGATTGTTCCTTAGCATATCCAGGGTTATTAGTTTTAAATGCATTTAAGTATGCTTCCTCTGGTCCGAACCCATTAGCCATAAATTGGCAAAATAATACTTCCCTCGAGGTGGCTGTTTCTCTTTCGAAGATGACACGTTCCGTGTCTTTTCCTGAAATGCTCCATCTGTTCTCTCGTTTGCTAGTATCCATCTTAGTATTCTCATTGCACATAAAGGTTCCTGTACATGTTCCAATATAAGGCCTGGTTCTATGCTTTCCCTTCCTAGCAGTCATGTTACCACGTCTTAAGACTTGGATAATGCACTCATCATCAGCTTGTACCCACTCTCCTATTTGTGCATTCCTCCAATTTGTATTAACAAAGGGCCCTGGTACCTGAGGGTGATGGGATATATATTCTTCCATATTTTCGTATACCTTGTGGAATATTCCTGATATCTTATAAGTTCTCATTAATGACGTATATGCTCCATCATCATTTGCAGATAGGCATTAACCGCTGAAGCTATCCACGTAGTATTTGCCCAAATATCATATAGGAAATATACGACGACACTTAGCCATAGGAATAAAAATAATTTTATAAAGTCACTTTTCATAGGTTTCTCGTACGCGCGTGTATAGTATAATATTATCTCTAGAGATATAGTATACTAATATCCCCTGTAAGGGGATATGTAGTTATTAGAGATATCATTAGAGAAGCTAGGCCTCACCAGGTTCTACCGTGCCTTCACAACATGCGTCGATCATTTTCATTAGCTCCTCATCTTCCAACATTTCTTCAAAATAATCTTCGCAATCTGCAATCCCAAGAAGCGTTAATGCAGCAGGGTTATCCTCCTCCACACTCTCCATCAGATATTCTACTTCCTCTGTCTCTTGATCATATACTATTGTTAAATGATATATTTTCTTCATGGTAGTAGTTTATGGCTTAACAAATGGTACATTCCAAGAAAAATATCAGAAAGGTTTCAAAATTGTAGGATTTTATCGTGTGCCCTATATTCAAGCGGGTACCCCCTTTAAGGCAGATTTCTTATCTGTAATTCCGTTAAGTTTCAATTCAATTCCATTTCATATAAGGAGAATAATCAATGAATGGGTATATTAAGATGTTTAAGGGTTTATCTAATAGTGGTAGACCAATGTTTAGTTCTATTAATCGTAAGATGACAGCCATTGGTGCTGTTATCCAAGGTACTGCACAGGGTGTTAAGCAGTCCTTACCTTACTTTATAATGATTACCGAAGTTGAGCCTGATACTCTTCCAGACGTAATGTATTATAATCCTAAGTCTAACGATT